CACATAACAATAACAGATAACAGGTAACAATGAATTCATCCACGACATCGAATTGTCAACGGATGAATGTTTCTCAAATAGCATGAAAGGTTTCCAAATAGCTACTGAGTGAGTGGCTCCCTAAACAACGTCAAAAGACGTGCGGGATCATCACCCTTGCAATTGCCTCAGCTCCTGGTCCTCCTATGTGACTGGCCAAAGCTTTGACAGCACCTTCGACGTTGTCACGCCCGATGAAGTCAACAGCTTTACCGAGGTATCCAGGTGAGCTGGTGGACGAGATGACCTCGGCCACGCGTGGAGCAGTCGTAGCAGTGTGCGTTGATGACTGCAGAACAGACAGCGTTGGAGCCACGATGTTGGCATCGGCTGGCTGCTGGATCGAGGGAGTGGCCATCGTCTGGATATTTGACCCCCCCATCTCCCAATGGCATAGCAACTCCCACGACAGGTTCTGCGTCTTGCCTGTAGTATTCACAAACCACAGCAGGATGCCGGCGTTGGAGATGCCATTGGTGTAATTTGTCTTCGGCCCGCAATGCCAGAAAGCCAAATCTTGGACACGTGGTATCCACTTGACGCTCCCCTCCTTGACGTCACATATCCCGTGGTTGCGAAATGTGGCGAACAGGGAGTATGCCTTGATGGCGTCAAATTGCACAGTGTTGAGTGGTTGCACGGAGTAGAACTCTCCGCCTCGATCGACCTCGGGTGTCTCATTACGAAACCTGATCTCCATGGCCGTCAGTTTCCAACGGGTGTGACCACCATCCTTGGAATTGGCTGTGAGAGGCAAAGTGGTATCAAATGCAACAGCTGTGCTCGACTGTGCGGGTGAAGCAGCATTGTAATATGATGTATCAGTAACAACTGAGTTCACACCAATAGAGCCGCCATTCTTCCCACCTGTATTGTCAACAGATGAGATGATACAGTTGGTAGCTGTGGTGACGACACCATCAAGCACATTGATTGGACCGACTGGGTGGAAGTTCAAAATGCCGGATGGGTTGGAACATTGCCAGTTCATGTGATATGATGGCCCATCCATCTCATCAGCATCAACAGCAAGCGTGTGGCCTGGGAACAAGGTCCACTGAATGTTTCTGCCTGACTGAACCTGAACTTTGCCTGATGCAGTTGTACGAAACACTTGTGTCTGCAAAGTCGGCATGGGGTTGTAGTTCACTGGGCACTTGGCTGGTGGGTTCTTAAAAGGGTCACCCACAGCAGCCAGCCAGGCAGCGAGCCTGGACCTGAGTTTTCCCTTGTGGGCTGTGAGCCCCCCGAAGGAATAACCTTGCTTCATGATCTGTGACGAGACCTTCGCCAACTGGTTAGTGGTCTTGCTTGAAGAAAGGCCTGCCAAATCCATAACCTTATGGACTTTGGAGTCGTTCTTACGCAGAGCCCTCTCTTTAGCTTGCTTTGCGTAGTACTTCTCAGCTCTATCAAGATCAGCGAGAAGCTTGGG